AGCAAGGGCACGGTGGGGCGCGGTTTCCCACCACGGGCCAGCTTTAGCATAGCGAATCCTTTCATCGTCCAAATCGGACAAACTAATCATGGCAGAACGGCGCACACCGCCAACCACCACAACTTCACCAATTTTACACATTAAATCGTGGCACTCAAGTGAATTGAGTTTGCGACCCTTTGCGCCCTTGAACAAGTTTACCGCAAAAGAAAACAAGTCAACCAGGGGCTCAGGACCGCTGGCACGGCCACCAAACGTCTTCAAACGGGCACCAGCGGGGCGCACCTTGCTAACGTCCCACTTGGGGATCTCGCCAGCGTACAGTAGCGCCAACAACAAACGCAACGACTTGGCCCAACCCTCTTTGGAGTCATGCACATTGATCACATGGTCACCATTGAACATTTGATCTGGCACTTCGGGCAGCAGGTTGATGTATTTGGACTCTACCGAGAAACCAACGCCTGTGCCACACAACAAGATAAACATGGCTTCGTCAAAGGCTTTGACATCATCGATGGGCAAATACGAACAGTTATAAACGCAAGTATTGTCGCGGTCTGCGCTTTTACCAGCGGTCATCATGGCCCGCATAGAAGGCATCACATGCAAATTCAAAATTGCATTTCGGATATCCTCTTTCAACTGTTTGTTGTCTGCAATCTTTTCTGTTCGGCTAAACACATAGTCAACGTAACGGTTGACTGTTTCACTCCAATGCTCTCGACGACCTTTGTCGTCAATGAAACGGGCATAACGGCTGGCGGCGATATACGATTGGTACTGGTCCATCATGATTTTTTCTTGTTGTTAAAGGGAAGAAAACCCGCCGAAGCGGGTTGCTTAATTAAAGGGCAGTTACGCCCTTGTTTTACACAGCGAAGTCTGCGGCTGCGTTTGACATACCGCCCAAGCGCTCACCGTCTTCCAACTTTTGCAAGCCAGAAAGACCATAAGCGATACCCTTAGAACCTGCTGAGTTATAAGGGTACAGCGTTACTGAAACACGGCCATAGCATCCGCTATAGAACTCTTCTGGATCCATGATAGCTTGACGGTCTGCATCCAAAACACCAGGCTTTTGGGCCGAGTTGGCGTTAAAGAAGTAGCTGTTTGCATACGCTGGATCATCTGGTTTTTCTACGTCTCCATCACGCAGACCACCTTTCAGAACTGGTGGAACTTTGCCGCCAAAGAAGGCAGCGTTTTGGGTTTTGCAGTCGTTGAATGCTTTGTTCAGTCGATCCACAGTGTCCTTGTCGGACTTGGGAACGATGATGGAGCAACGGTACTTCAAAGCACCACCGTCCACACCAGCTGTTGGCTGGAACACGCTGACATAAGAAAAACGAACCTTGCCAGTTACGACTTTGATTTTCACAGATTGAGACATAATTTACCTTTTTAACGAAAGAGCTGGACTTCAATAGGGGCCAGCTCGTCTACCCTTGTTAGCAATTATACAGCATTTGTATGTTTGCCAACGCATTTCGTATTGCCAATGCGCTTATCAAGTCTAATTGATACTGCTCATTTGTCAATAGCTCTCTATCGTGAATGATAAACTCGATGACCTCGAAAGCTGACTCTCGAATAGCCTTCAAATCTTCCCACTCTTCGGCCACTTTAAGCTCACTGAAGTGTCTTGTCAACCCCTCAATGGCCAAATCTGGGACTATCACCTTAAAACCCTGCATTTGTTGAATCATTTTGCTGCTATTGTAAGGCCTACGTTGCCGATACTATAACCTAAAAATGAGATCGCAATTCCTAAATTTCCTTTGATGTACTGGTCCACAGCAATGGCCAAGTATACAACACCTACGGCAGCAATCAACCACTGGCTCATAGGAAGTCCTCCTTTATGCTGGTGTCACGAACCAGCTTAGGACTGCCAGTAGGACGAACAATAAGATCACCGAGTACTGAGGACACCTCTCCTTTTTTACCCAGTTTTTCAAGCTTTGCAATAGACTTGAGAGAAGATGGCTCATAAATATCTTCCTGCTTGTATCCTTTTTCCAGCAATACCTGTGCGGCCAACTGCTGGTCACTCACTTTGCGGTGCGTTGTTGTAGTGGCCAGTTTGTATCCCGCCGGCACAACACCATGCTCCAACGCTTGATCAAGCATATAAGCCCGAACATCATTGGCCCAAGTGGTAAGCTGATCAGCGCGGATAAACACCAGATCCAATTCATCTTGGTCCAGTAGCGGGGGATCACGAAACTCCAGCTTGGCCAGTTCGTTAACAAAATCGCTTCTGGCTCGGCATTGTGTTTTTGCTCGGCAAAATGTACAGTGCTCGCCGGGAATAAAGTCGCCTGTTCCCGCCCAAGCTTTTTTGGCTTTAGGTTTTACAACAAATTCAGCCCAATCTAACAGTTTGATTGTTGTGGTTGACTCAGTTGTAATACTATCTTTTCGGGGTTGGCAAATCGTGTACTCAATTTCCTTGATGCCGGGGTACTTAGGCTTATATTTCTCATAAGCCCCAAGCGCGTACAAACGCAATTGAGAATTTCCTGTGGCGTCTACACTTATTCCAGCCCCATATTTAAGGTCAATAACACGGATTTTGTGGCCAGAAATAATTACGACATCAGCGCTGCCATGACCCTCCGGAACGTAGCTGTCGTAGTTGACTCTCTGCTCAAATAGCGGAACATCGCCGTCTCCAATTTGACTTCTAACATAAACCACATACCCACCAATGTATTCTTCCATTTCAGCATTGTAGTATTTCTCCTGTTTGATGCGCTCGTATTCAGCTTGAAACTCCTCTTCAGTAATTTGATCATAATGCCGACGCAAATAGTTTTCGGCTAATTCATGAGCCAAAGTACCTTCGGCAGCAGGATCATGTGTTCCTGGTTTTCTTTTTGGTTCTGGTAAAGTAGCTTCCAGTCGAGCGCTGGGAGTGCAAGCCATCCATCGGTGGCTAGATGAGGGGGAAAGAAGTGCGTGAGCTGACAAGGAAACTCCTTATAACATAGTATGCATATTCTAACACATTAAATGTTAGAACACAACTATATTATTCGCCAGCTTTTTTCAGATTATTGATGAGATCTTTAACTGCGCCAGCGAAGTCCACTGTGATTTCCGCTTTGACATCTACCTTGGAGTCTCGGGTTTCACGGTAGGTTTCGCCGAATTGGCCGCGCAAAGCAATTTCACAAAGCCTTGAGTTGAAAGCCTTATTATCTAAGTTTTCCAACATCATTCGTTCCCAGTATGCTTGAGAATGGACTACTGCTAGGTCCAAGGCTTCAGCAAATTCGGGGAATTTCTTTTTGTAATTCTCTGCTGTGCCGCGAGAGATACCCAATTCAGCAAACATCATCTTTTGTGAATGGCCGAGCTTGCCCATTGCGACAAGTTTGTCACAAAATACCGGATCATATTTAAATGCTGTTGTTGCTTTTTTGGGTGTAGTCATATTCTTATACAAGAGTAGTAATGGGGGAAAATGTCCCCCTATTACTACTAATGCAAATTACTCACCTTTTTGGCCCGACTCGTGCTGTTTTTTAGCAACTTGCACTTCTCGGAGTGCCTGATTAATAAGCACTCGGGTCATTGCACCCGCCAATTCAGCCCGTTTGGGGTCCAATTTGACTGGCGGGGCTTCATACCCGCCCTTGTTCATCAAACCGTTAAGCAGGTTGCTGGGTTGCTTCATCTGTTTTCTCCAGTGCGGCAATTTGGGGGTTTGCTTGGACGATAATCCAAGAAATAGGCTGATTTGACTTCACAAAAGAAGCCTCACCCAAAATCTGCAAAATGGCATTGACCTGGTCGATGGTCAACTCCAGCTTAATAATTTCCTGTCCTGTCATACAATTTTCCTTTCGTGAACTAAATACTCAAAACAATCCCACAACTCCTGCATTCGCATATCATGAAGGGCAGATATGCCAATCATGACGTTTGCAAATTCATCTTCGCTCATTGGTTTTGGCCCGTCTAGTTGACGTTTCAATACCAAATCAACGTCCTCTTTTGTTTGCCAAGCTTTATAGATTAGCTGCTCCAAATCAAATCGGTCTTTACCCATCATTACGCACTTCGATAAAAAGCGTTTGAAACTTATCTTGCAACTCTTCTACTGTAGTTTGCAAAAGCTTTTCAACATGATAAATCATATGAATGTTGGTTTCCCTAGAAACGTCCTCAGCACTCATGGCCATCAAACTCATAATGTGTTTAGGAACGTTCAAATCAATAATACTTGATTCTAAATCATTCAAGGCTTTCCAGTGTTTCATTTTAATTCCTCCATTGCACGTTTTAAATAAATTGCTTGGTCCAAACATTCCTCGTAGGCATGTTGGAGCCACTGCTTCAATGTCAGTGGGTTTTCGCGCACCGTGGTTTTGTACTTGACATACCCCAGCTCTTGCCGTCTGGCAATGTCATCGCAGACTTCTTTCTCAGTCCCGATTGCTGGCATACTCTTCTTTCAAATTGTTTACAATTTCGGTTGCCTCCCCCATTGTTTCACAAAAGAACACCGCCCGAACAGGCTTATATGCGTTTAAATCCAAGTCAATATCATCCGTCTTAGAATGAATTTGAATGGCCACTTTGGGTTCTTCATCAGTCCCGTATTCAATCACAAAGATCATTTGTCTAACTCCTGTTTAATCAACATTATAGCCTTACTAAAATGGTAACGCCAGTACTTTTTGGACACACCAATATCTTCGTTATTCTTGCCCATCAAAAACGCTTCAATTACTTTGCGTTCTTGGGGCTGCAGTTTATGATCCACGATCTGCATCACATCACGCAAGTTGTCTGTGTTGTTTTCCAAATACAGCTTGTATGATGGGCTCTCAAGCTCGTCTGCTTCCAGTGGGTCAATCTCCTCATCCGATAGCCTTGGGTTTGCGTAGTTTACTTTGTGTTTCATTATAGTTTTAATTCTTGTAGTACTGCGTCTTGTGTTGTAATTTTACCCTCTAGCACCTGTACCACCTTTTCATCTATAGTATTCTCTGCCACTAAATGATGGATAATAACAGGTTTTTCCTGACCTTGCCGATGGATACGGGCATTGGCTTGAATATAATCTTCTGCGCTCCACGGTAAATCAAACCATACCATCTGTGCAATCGCTGCGGTGTTACATTGTAAATTGATACCGATGCCGCCGGACTTTGGATGAGCAAGTAATAAGGGTATTTTCCCCTGCCGCCATTCTTCGATGTTGGAATCCGATAGAACTTGAGCGTGGGGGAATCGAGCCCTGATACGTTCAAGGCTAAACTTAAAATTGTAAAAAAGCAAAGTTGGAGCATTTTGCTCTTCGAGGATGGATTCGAGATATTCCAGCTTGCTTTCGTGTAGACTGTGCCACCCACCTTCTTCATCGTATAACGCCCCCGACGTGGCTTGGAGTAGCTTGTTAGCCAAGGTCGCAGCGGAAACTGCTGTGATGACTCCGTCAGGCACATAGAGAACCATATCTTTTTTGAGCTTTTCATAATGTAAAATGGTTTGGGGGTCTAAGATAACTTTTTGGTACAGGTTGGTTCGTTCCGGTAAGGTCAGATAATCTTCTGCTTTTAAACTAAAACAGATATCACTGACCTTTTCCAGAATTTCTTTACCAGCACCAGGTTTTAGTTTCCAATTGTATACAACGCCTGTGTGCCGATTACGCTGATCCGGATCCAAATATTTAGAGCGGAATTTGCTTATGGAGGACTCTAACCTCGATCCAAGGTCCAATATGCCAACTTGACTCCATATATCTTGGAGTGACTGCGGGGTTGGAGTTCCAGTCAATATTATACGTCGGGTAAATTGACGTAAATGCTTTTTTAACGCTTTGAAACGCTTCGTCGAAGGATCCTTCATCCTGCTTGACTCGTCTACTATCAAGTAGTCGAACTGCCTTTGGTTCGAGTCCAAGAGCCATACTAAGTTTTCCAAGTTGACGATGTATA